ATGTATGGGACACCGCACAAAATATCGTGTACCTGTTTTTTTTGATGTGTTGCAATGTTTAGAGGGTGTTTGATGCATACAGCGCAGGTGTGGCATAGGTGCAATGTTGCAATAATCAGTATATTTGCTATAAATGTTACTGGACGGGCGTTTTAGCCTGTTGCAATCTGTATGTAAATGCTTATTTCTAAGAACGAATTTGCAAAGCGATGTGGTTTTATTCACAAGGTCAAAGGACATGTGGAAGGGAACAAACTATCAGTGTATGTTACACGAGGTAAAATTCATGCTACTGGTGATTACATAGACGATGAAGACCCAGTAAATGTGCTGTTTATGGAGTATTGGCAGCGCAAGAACGGCATTGATGGTTCAGAATCAATTCCTGATTTGGAGCCAACGCCACAGCCAATTAAAAAGCCGACTAAGAAACCACCAAAAAGGAAACCTGCAAAGAAAACGCCTATCGCCCAAAAGGAGACGGTTAAAAGAGAGGCACCCAAAGAGATAAAGCCCAAAATTGAAAAGCCAAAACCTGTTAAACCGAAAGTTACCGCGCCTAAGGTGGTAAAGCCTAAGCCACAAAAAGAGCATGAGGACTTAAACACGAGAACTTTTCAAACAGAAGCCCAGCAGCGGAAAGCAGATAATAAAGAAACTCAGGAAAGGCTACGTGATTTAGAGGAACAAAAGAAAATGGCTGACCTTTCAGTAAAGCAACTGGAAGCGCAAAGGAAAGCATTTGATTTGCAACGGCTGCAAGGTCTTTACGTGCCTACAGGGCCACTTAAAAACCTGTTTATGCAATACAAGTTGCAGTTAATTCAGGGGTTTAAAGGCGTGATGAATAGAACCATTGATGACATTATTGGTATGGCTGAATTGCCGCCTGAAATGGTGGTTAAAATCAGGAAGAAAACCATTGAGCAAATTAATGCAGAGGAAGAAATAGCAAACGATTTGATATTAAAACAGCTTGACACAATAATTGCCACAGATGACACTAAGTAACCCAACCTTACTATACCGCGCTTCGCTTGCCAGTATTATAAATAACAGCAAGTACAAAATATCCGACATGTTGCCTTCGGAGTGGGCGCAAAGCCGAATGAGAGTAACAAGGGGAAAGCGGAAAGGCAAATTAGATTTGAGTATTGTACCTCACTTTGTTGAGCCATTAGATAATGCGTGGCCTTACAGTCACATTACTGAATGGGCCGTGATGGCAGCAGCCCAGATAGGTAAGACAACAAACCTAACGGAGCCGTTTTTGTGCTACAATATTGACCAGCACCCGTGCCACATGGGTTTGTTTACTGGTCATGCTGATTTAACGGAAGCAAGCATGAAGCGGTTGGATACAACCATGGACATGTGCGGGGTTGGTAAACTTATCTTTTCGCAAAGCATCAGGAACAAACACAACAAAACAGGGGACACTAAAAACGAAAAAGAGTTTCCCGGTGGCAGTTTGTTAGGGTTCAATATTTCCAACACAAAAACTATTAGGCAGCATGATTTAGAAAAAACGGTGGCCGATGACACGGACGCAGCCAAAAAATCAACTGAAAGCGATGGTAGCGTAGTTTCAATTATTCGTAAACGTTCGGCCTCATTTAGTGACAGCAAAAAAATAATGTGGATTAGTTCCCCGGGGGAAGAGGGGCAATCAGTAATTGAATCGTTATTTCTTTCAATGGACCAACGGTACAGGTACGTGCCATGCCCTAAGTGTTCCAAAATGATAAAGCTGGAATTTACCCAAACATCCGTTGATGGTAGTAGTATGGCAGGCATGACTTGGAAGTCTCCCAATGGTATTTTGATACCGTCAAGCATTGAATACATTTGCCCAGAGTGCGGTAATACTTTTAGAGAAAAAAAGAAGCTGGAAATTAATCAAGCTGGTTTATGGATAGCTACATCCGAATCTCAAGACCCCAAACATAGAAGCTACAACATAAATACATTGTACAACCCGCCGGGCATGTACAGTTGGGAAGAAATTGTACGCGAATACATGGCAGCTTGCCCAGAAGCGCAACCTAAAAACGTTGAATTGTATAAAACATTTATCAATACAACATTAGGGTTACCGTTCAAAAATGAAACCGAGCAAGAACTTGACGCATCCGTCCTTCAAAAAAACAAACGTGATTACCTGCCAAAAGTATTGCCAGAAGAAATAAGTATCCGTATCGGGAATGGGCGTATTGTAGCAATAACATGCGCTTGTGACCTTGGTGGCAAGATTGAAGATGCACGGATAGATTATGAAGTATGTGCGTGGGATGAATCTGGGGCCAGTTGGTCAATTGAACATGGCAGCATAGGTACATTTATACCCAAAGAAAATACCATGGTACATAAGGTAGACAGGGTAGCATGGACATATGAATTTGCTAAAGACAATTGCGTGTGGACTGCGCTCGAGGAAAAGTTAAGTACTGTTTATGAAACCGAATCAGGTAGGCGTATGTCTATACAATTAACGTTGATAGATAGTTCTTTTTTTACCGCGTATGCGTATGGGTTTTGCGACAAGTCCAATCATATTGTTATCCCGATAAAAGGTGATGAAAACGAAACCTTTAAATTCATGGGTAAAGACAGCCCGTGGTTTAAGCAGGGTAAAGGGCATAAGAACCTACAAATACTCTATGTTGGTCACGTCAAAGAGGAATTAGCAAGAGCGACACAATTTAACTGGAACGAACTTCACGAAAGACAACCAGATGGGTTTATGAATTTTCCTCAGGCGCACAATGGCATGTATGGAAGGGAAAATTATTTTAGCCATTTCTCAGCAGAAAAAAGAGTGCAAACTAAAGAAGGGTATCGGTGGGTAAAAAAAAGTGACAGAGCAGCAAATCACTTTTACGATTGCAAGGTATACAACATGGTTGCCCGTCGCATACTGATACATTTGTTTTCGTTGGACACGCAAAATAAGTTAGCCAAATGGAAAGACTACGTTGAATGGGCTTTATCCGTAATGAGTTAGCGTTTATCCACAAATATCGGATAAGCGATAAAAAAAGACATCCTAAAATGTACTTTTGATTACTACAAATAATCATAAGTATGGCAATATCTGACGCAGCGGGGAATGGAAGGGTAGCGGCTGGTAAGTTTTACAAGCTAACGAGCGGTAATTTCACCGACAATTCACCATATGCACCTATTAAAATTGCTATCTTAGGTGAAGCCAACGACGCTAATCAGAGCGGCCTTGTAACAGCAGCTACGGATGTTTTAAGCGCAAAACAAGCTGGTGATACATGGGGTTATGGTTCTCCAATATTTCAAGCAATTTCTAAACTTAGGCCATCAAATGGCAGTGACGGGGTTGGCGGTATATCAACTACAGTATTTGCTCAGGCGGCGGCAGGTAGTGCGGCGGCAAAGGTGATGACCATAACACCTTCTGGCACAGCTACGGGTAATGGTACGCATAGGATAGTTATTGACGGGGTTAACAACATCAATGGCGTTGGGTACGATATTAACGTAGTCACTGGCGATACCGCAACTACAATAGGCCCTAAAATTGCAGCAGCAATCAACAACGTTTTGGAATGCCCAGTAACGGCAGCTAACAACTCTGGTACAGGTGTTAATACTTGTACTACCAAATGGCTCGGTCTTTCTGCCAATGATGTAAAAATCAGGGTAGACACTGGCGATAGTGGTGCATTAGGTTTGACCTATACCGTTGCCACAACTACAGCAGGTAGCGGTAGCCCTTCTATCAGTGCAGCATTAACAGCATTTGGTAATACATGGTATGATATAGTGGTTGTGTGCTACCCTACAGGTAATAGCGCGGCTATGACAGCCCTCGAAAATTTTAATGGGGTTCCTGACCCATACAATCCAACAGGTCGTTATTCAGCAAACGTATGGTTACCATTTATAGCATTTGTAGGCAGCAGCGCAGATGACCCAACAGCCTTTACGGATGCACGCAAAACGCAATGCACCATTGCTTTATGCCCAGCACCATTGAGCGAATCATTACCGTGCGAGATTGCAGCGTCATATGCACTTAATGCAGCCCTTTGCGCTCAAAATACGCCACACCTTGACATTGGCGGTAGGTATTTAACTGGCGTTGCTTTACCCCCAGCAGGCAGTATCCCAGCTATGCAGGATTACAACACCCGTGACGCATACGTTAAGAAAGGTTGTAGCACCGCGATAATCAATCAAGACCAATGGCAGGTTCAAGATTTTGTTACTACGTTTCACCCAGACGGGGTGCCAATACCTTCATACAGGTATGTAAGAAACCTTTTTATTGATTTTAATGCTTATTACATACAATCATTGCTGGTTGCGGCTTACGTGGCTAACAAAGCACTTATTAACGATGACCAAGCGGTTACTGTGAGTGATGTAATTAGCCCTAAAATGTGGAAAGGGATACTGTACAACAAGCTATTTAAACCAATGGCAGATTTGGCACTCATTGCCGACCCTGAATTTTCATTGGATAGCTGCCAAACAGGTATTGGTAGCACTAATCCGCGCAGGATGGAAACATTTTACAGGTACAAACGCACTGAAACGGCTGGTATTGTAAGCACCACCGCAGAAGCAGGATTTAATTTAGGTAACGCTTAAAAATTACAACTATGATATTAGCTGGTGACATACTTGCAATGCGTTACTCCAACCCAGATTTAGGCAATGGAGTGTTAGACGTAAAAAGTGATGAAGGTAACACCATTGACTTTGGCGGGTTCCGTACAGCGTCCGACCCCAAAGCCATAACATCAAATGGCAAACTTATTCGCAAAATGACTAACAGCAGGTCGGCGGTGAAGGTGAAAGCAGCAGATGACGATGTGAATAACACATTTCGTTCTATGCAGCAATTGGCGGGTTCGGTGCAAGAAACGACATGGACTATTACCCACATTTCAGGCAAAACTTACACAGCGTCAATGGCTATCGTTGGCGATGTGATAAAAGACATGAACGAAGGTACTTTTGACCTGCAACTGGAAGGCACATTTATCAACGAAATATAATTATGAACACGACACTTTCAATCGACAATTTAACCGCAGAAAAAGAACTTGCATCATGGGTCGAATATAAAAAAATCGGTGCCAGCAAGATTGAGGAGATGCGTACACAGCCCGGCAATGCTTATGATAATATTATCAAAGACATTCAGGCTGGATATATCAGCATTGATACCGAAACGTTTGTTATCAGCCAAAAATTACATTTCCCAGTAAAGGCGACTAACGGTCAAGAATTGTTTTCAACATTAGAATTTAAGCCTCGAGTTACTCAGGGTGATTTTCAAAAGGCAACAACACAATTTTCTTTTGCTGACATGGAAGGGCGCGTGATGGCTGCCATTATGTGCAGTACAGGTAAATTGAAAGCGGAAATTGAAAAATTGGACATTGAAGATATTCGCGTATCCAAAAACATCGCAACTTTTTTTCTATAGAGCCAGAAAATGTAAACGTTTACATCAGGTCGGTAGTTAGAGAGCATCATTGGGAGCCGGGGATAATCTCCCGGCTTTTTTTAGATAATATCGACAGTGAAGGTTTGATTTTCTGGTATGAAGATTTGATAAAAATGCAAAAAGAGTACGAAGCAGCGAAGGAGCAGGCAAAAAAATGACACCATACGTAATACCTACATATTTTACAGCGTTGAACGGCTGGACACCTGTTATAAATCAAATGAATAACAGTTTGGCTGGGCTGAATAATAATGTAGCTACCGTAAACCAAAGCCTTTCTAATTCGTTGTTTAGCCCTAATGCAGTCAAATTAGGCGTTGTTGCAGGCGTTGGGCTTGCAATAAAATCATTGGGTGATTATGAACAAGCAGTAGCCAATTTCCGAGTGTACATAGCTAATGTTAGCGACCGTGATTTTAGCGGGTTTAAAAAAGCAATTGAAAGTACAGCAGTAGCGACAAAAGGGCTTGCTAATACCATTGAAATAGCCGAAGCATTTAAAAAGATAGCTATCAACCCTGAATTTGCCAAAACCCCTGAATCCATGGCAGAGATGGCAAAACAGGCAGTAGTATTAAATAAAGCCGCTGGTGGTGAGTTGATGCAAACTACTCAGGATTTGGTTGCTATAATGAACCAATACGGGTACAGTGCCGACAAAGCAGCAAGGGTATCCAATACGTTGGCAGCGGGTCTTACCATAGGCGGTAGTAGCATTCAACAAACATCTGAAGCAATGCGTGTGTTTGGAGCAGTTGCCAGTCAAATGAATACACCTATTGAGCAATCCGTTGCATTAGTGCAGGTATTGAGCCAAAAGAACATATTAGCAGCCGATGCAGGCGAAAAACTAAAGCAAATGTACTTAGCCCTTCAAAAATCAGGGTTGGGGTACAAAAACGGTATTTTCGATATTAATACCGCGCTTGAACAAGTCAGCGAACGGCTCGCACATACCACCAATGAGCAGCAGCGCAACGCTATGGCTATGGCTATATTCGGGGAAACCGCGTACACAACAGGCATAACGTTAGTAAGCAGTATTGATAAGTTCCACCAGTTCACCCAGCAAGTAACAGGCACCACAGCGGCAACTGATAAAGCAGCAATAGCCACTAACACCCTGTTTGGCCAATTGCAGATTTTGCAAAACAAATTTGTAACCTACGTTACCACCGCCAATACCGCTAATACAGCGTTGGGGGGTATTTCGTGGACTATTAAATTTTTGGCAAACAACATGGATACCCTGTTAAGGGTTGGCGAAATGTGGCTTGCTTATATTATTATAACCAGAACGGCCACAGCAGCATGGGCAGGTAGTACGTTATTGTTGGCAAAAGGGTTGCAAGCATTGAACTTTATACAAGGTGTTGGGACGGTTATCAACGGGCAGTATGCAGCAGCTTG